TCAAAGATCGCCGCAACGATCTCTACGAAGTGAGAATGAAGAAATAACAGAAACGAAAACGGTCTCTTGAATATTCAAGAGACCGTTTTCATCGAGCGGCAAACGAGACTCGAACTCGCGACCCTCAGCTTGGGAAGCTGATTTCAGAAACATATATAAATATTTGATTTTCAGATAAAAGCAAAGGATTACGCACCATCAAAAGACAAGTTTTAGAATATTTATTCAAACATAGACCCCTCTCCGAATATTATCCATTCCAATGAAATCCCATAATCATAAACAAGATAATATATCCATTCGGGCTTCAAAACACTACGGTCTGGATTTTTTCTCACATTTGCTATATTAGTACGAGTTATATTGTGCTTCCTCGTGAATGTTTTAAGCCCACGAATGCGTTTCTGTGCTTTGAGCATATCAATAGCTTCAAAGAAACGTTTAGTTATAGCGATTCCTTCTTTAGAAATTTTCATGACTCAAATTTTAGTCTTTGAAATCCATAGATGATTACATATTTGTTTTTATAATCGCTTCATACATCCGAGTACATGGAATACATGTCTTATCATATTTTTCGGTAGTTCTTGTATTCCGTATTCAGGAGATCTGTTTGTTGGAATTAAAGAATAACTATCTGGGTTGGATGCAGGACCTATCCTTTTTATAGTTCTCATGTTGTTGGTTGTGACAATAGCGTAAACCTCACCATAAGGTAGAAAAGAAGCATCCTCTATTTCCTTTAGAGCTATTATATCGCCATGTGTTATTTCGGGCTCCATTGAATGTCCAGTGACATTGCACCAACATGTAGCTTCGTTGTATTTCTTGAAATTAATAAGATATTCTGGATTTATAGTTTGGTCATTCATAACTAAATCAAAACCTCCGATAAAGTCCACATTATAATAAGGTACACCAATAGTGTAACTTATTTTAGGTTTTATTTTTTCAAATTCGTCTTCAATCAATTCTCTTGATTTTCCAGATAAATCGCCAAATAATCTTCTATTTTGAAAATGAATATAATCTTTATCATTTCCCATTGCCAAATCTTCTGATGTCGCTTTATGAGTAGCCCTTTCGTATGTATTATCATCTAAAAATGTCATAATAGGAATACGCAATATATTAGCCCACTTTTCGATGGTTTGGCTATCAACATTATCCATTTTATAATATTTATACACCATTCCTTCTGTTACACCTATCATTTCTGCAAATGATTTAGCAGAAATATTATGGTATTTTAAAAAACCCTTCAGCCGCTCTCCTATAATCATAGTATATCATTTTATAATTATTAACTATAATAGTAGTATAGTTTTACTATAATATTATTATATTTGCAATACCAAACCAATTAAACATTACAAATATAATGGAAAGTGACAATAAGACAAACACATTAAAGCCTAAAAGTAAAATAATGACACTGAAAGGCTATTACAAAAGTTTACCTGATCCGACATACCCCAAAAAAGATTTCATTAACACCATCGCCGAAAGATGTAATGTAACTCTTACCACAGCCAATAACTGGATTAAATATGGCATAAAGCCTAATAATCCAGAGCATGTACAAATATTATCAGAAATTACTGGTATTTCGCCAGAACACCTTTGGGATTAAATTCATAACAATGAAAGATTTAGAGTTTTACATATTTGAAAATGAACTTTGGTGTATTTCATCTGACAAAAAAAATAAAAGAATTTCTGAAAACGATACAGAGATTATAAATGAAATTCTTTCTATTGTCAGAGAACAATATCCAAATGCTTATAATGCCCTATCAGAATGTTATATAAAAAGCTCTAAAAACGTCCCTTATTATCAATATCTAATGGCTAGACGTTTTGCTAAATGCAATTTTGGTAATCTTGATAGCACTGTCGAAGACATAAATAACAATGGTAAAGTAAACTTTGAACATGTTCAATGTCCTTTAAGAGGAGAATGTAAATATGAAGACATTATTTGTAATCCTCAATTTAATAGCAGCTTATCCGATGCTGAAATGAGAGTTATGAAACTTGTCTATGATGGAAAGAGCAATGATGATATTGCTGATTCTTTATACCTATCTCCTCATACTGTGAAAAATCATATCAAATCTGTTTACAGAAAACTTTGTATTCACGAGAAATCGGAATTTATCCAGTATGCACACAATAACAACCTTTTTAATGATTAACTATGTTAAATGAAGCCATTTTAAAGATTGTACTAAACGACAAAACATTTAGTCAACGAGAAGCTGAAAAAATAGTAGGAAGCCGAAGCCGACTATTTGAACTAGTTGGGAATGGGTCTATCCGTGCAGAGAAGAAACCGTCAGATAGACAAAACGGAAGATGGTATTGTAATGCTTACGATGTAATCAAATTCGCCTGTATAAAATAAGCCCCTTAATAACATGAACACAACTTGTATTATCCCACGGTCAACAATCGAGAAACGATACGACAAGGCAAGGGAAGATTTCAACGACCAATACGACAACTCCCCTTACAAATTGAAATGTAAGGAATTTTATCTAGGAGGCGGGGTAGAAAACTACGAGGTCGCCAGCCAGATACTATCAATGAACGAGGAAGAAATAGCCAAATCCTACCTCGAAGATTGTGACCCGAAAGACTGGCAGAGCATTCGTCGATACCGGGAAGACCTCATGTGCGATGCCACGGACATCTACAAAACGGCTATTGATATGGTAAAGGCCGATATTCATAAACTAACCATACGGGAAAAGGTAGAAAGTTTTCTTGACGACCATATAAAAGAAAATATAAACGACCGCTATTTCGGAGAAGATATAAACCATGAAATAGGTTTGAACGGCAAAAACGTCGATGTCCACATTCATTACTACGCTTGCGATTACAGGGAGCGGGACAACGGCGACTATTTAACGCCATCTTCTGGTAGTGGCTACATCGATACGGAATACACGGTAACCGTATTCGACGAATGTGGGAACGAAGAATTTGAGTTTAACGGTAATTTCCAAATATAACAGTCATGATATTCTACAAGTTATTTACCCTGCTCGCCATACTGCTTATGCTTTCCTCGATATTCGGGGTAGTCGCTTCGCTCATCAACGCCAACCTTTGGCAACTGGTGATAAGCATATCCCTGTTCGCACTGTCGTCGATGGCTCTTGCCGGGCAACAACAAACCGATAAGAAATAAATTATAATTCCATATAAATCAAGCATATTCACCGCCCGTCCGGGAGGATATGCGGTGTATAAAAGAAACATAACCCTTTAAACAAAAAAATATGTCAGAGTACGAAGTATTACAGGTTCAAGCACAGCCACAAGTCATGCAAATAGACGCCCTCGAACGGGCAAATGTGGATTCGCAAGTAGCCACGGCCAAGCAATATCCGAGAGACATTAGGCGGAGTATAGATAACTCCATCGTCATGGCGACAATGGACAAGGAGACGGCTCAATCCTGCGGTTATGCCCTTCCACGGGGAAATAAACCCATTACCGGCCCTTCTGTCCATCTTGCCAAGATAATCGTATCGAATTGGGGGAACATGCGTACAGAGGCCAAAGTCGTACAAATTACCGATCGTCAAATTATAAGCCGGGGTACGGCGTGGGATTTGGAAACGAATGTGGCAAGCGCATTCGAGGTTCGACGATCC